GTAATCAGATTAAATACGCGAACGACGTGTCCATCACTACGTCGTTAAATAACATTGATGTCAATTTGTTGGAACCGTACTCCGGTTCCACAAACACTCGGCTTTCGCCGTTTATGCCCGTTTGGGCGCTTATATAGGAAGTTATATCATTTAAAGATAATATTTCAATCACTGTTTAGTAATAATACCGTACCTATATTTGGTTATTATTATGATTGATGCTTTTAGCATAAACAAACTGGATATAGTTATCACTATTCATTCCAGGCTCATACCACTTGGTATCGTCCTCTAAGTGGCTTCACATGAGTAAAATTTGAAATGTGCCTCTTGAAATAGAGAGAGTAATCATACTGACCGGTTGCTATATATATGCAAATGGTTAATAGATAAGACATGCCTGTTTTCCCCGCTATTAGGGAGTTTTTCGACGAACTGAATTTCTCCCCGTGATATAGTATAAGAGGGATTACCGCCTCTGAGTTTGTTTATTAATTATTGTATGTTGATGCCTAGAACCTTTTGAATACACGCGAAGTGCAAGGTTCTTGACATACTGGAAGGCTAGCGCGCCAAAGGATGCCCAGCCCAGCTTGAAGGAATATGATTAAAATCCGGGTTCATAACATCATGACAGACTTAAATTTTCCAATAAGTTTTTTAACTACCATTAAATCTGCGGTCCTTCGGGACCTTAGACGCGAGCAAGCTCGCATTGTTGAGTCAGAAATGATCAACGTATTAAAAATTAAAAAATTACAAAAAATAAAAAATAAAAAAGATACCTTCCGAGGTAATTATAAAAATAAAAATTTAAAAAATACCGTCGTTTTAGACGAAGACGTTATGAACGTAATAGTGTCTTATACACTACCAAAGCCCATTGCCAAACATTTTATGGAGCAACAAGATATACCGACCACCTTTAAGCTTACACATCATGCAGCACTTACTGATATGCATCGTGAGTTTTACGAATTAAAGCGAGAATGTATCGCTGGAATTGAGGATAGTTGGATTCCGACTAAAACACCTTTTTATTTTACCACCCTATGGGAAGAGAACTTTGTAGACTCTGTTAGTAATAATAACGAATATGATCTTTCTCAGTCTTACCAATGGTGGAGACGGACTGTGTTTAATCCAGATAATAAAATGGCTTATTTTAACTTTCCACATAGTCTCCGTATCTTACAACTCCGATATCACCGCGATTTACTCCAAAAACGGTCCTTTGCCCGTTTACAAAAGATTGTAGCTAAGACAGAAAAAGAGAGGAAATCAGCGAAAGCGCGTAAGTATTGGGCTGAACGTGTTAAGAGAATTGCGGAACGTAAACACGATAATAATACGTCCTCTCTTGACGTCCTCATTGCAGATATTCATGATCTTCAACTTAAGGAACAAACTCTTGAACGCACTTATTTTGACGAACTTATGGATTTTTTCGAATGCATGAAAATTTTCATGACTA